AGAGGCATTCTCATATAGTAATACTTTTGTAGCAGGTGATGCTACCGATGCAACTGGAACGGTAAGCACTGTATATTCTGCAGGAGCTGCTGGCAGTTACACTGGCGATGCCAAACCAGGAACTATAGATAGTGGACATACTCTTGCCGTCACAGGTACTACTCAAGGTGCTGGTACTAGTGTAACTGCTCAGTTCGTCACCGAAATCACCGTTATTGATTGAGGTTAAATAGTAATGACTAGATTACAAGAAGCAATCGGGCTAGGGTTGGTTCTTGGTATTATCCACGGATTAGTTCAACCCGGACATTCCGTACCGGTCGTGCCAAACTTTACTCAGGGCTCGATGACTAGCCATACGGAAACCACTTCTACGGTTACCGAGACCATCAATTCGATGGATTATAATACAGGATATCAATATTCTGTCACTGGTAGTGGTGTGGAACCAACCAGTGGAATTTTATCACCAACAACAGGTGATGTTAATGTAACGATTGAAGGGGTGAATTCAAGATGGACAGGGGTCACGGCAACGCCTCAATTCAAACAAACAACACCAGGAGCAGCGTTTCAGTTCACGCAAACTGTCGCTGGTCCAGGTTTAAGCAATCAAACGATTATCCAAAGAGAAACCACCGTTACAAGCGTAACGGACACTACAAGTATTTTCCAGCAATAAAAGCACTATGTCTATCTGCCCTAAGTGTAATTGTAACTGCCCCTGTAAGTGCAGAGACTGTAGGGGGTGTAAGTGCAACGGCATCTCCAATCGCAAATAGTTCAGGCTCGGTAACAAACCAGGCGATCCAGGTTTTACAAGGCCCATATATCACTAATACTTACGGTGGTGGAATCCAGTGTCAAGGTCCTACTGTTAACTTTACTCCATTCGTTACAGGTTCTCTTTCCCAACAACATCCATATGAAGACATCTATATGGATCCCGTGTTTGATATGCGTGACTTAACAGGTGACACTGATGCGAATGGCAACCCCACGGGAGACGGGGCACCTGATAATCCTGGCTCGATTCTCTATCACGTTCCGACTAGAACAGGTCAGAAAAATAATACTAACATATCTGCTGGTTTCTCTATGACATGGAGCACACCATTAGATAAAAAACTACAAGACCAATGTAAAGAGGCAGCAGCAACACAGATTGCATTACAGCAACAACTTACTGCTAACAAGAGATTAGATTTTGAGATAGCCAGACTCAAGAATTGTGGACAATTGTTAAAGGAAGGAATTCGCTTTCATCCAAGAAGTCCATACTATTCTATATGTGCCGATGTAGTGGTTGATAATATTACTACTATCGCACCTCACCATCATTCTATTTCCCGTCCTTCATCCTCCGCAGCGTCCGAATCGCCCGTGAGCGTTCGCGCTGAAGATCTCGGCGCTCCTTTAGGGACTCGATCTTTACCTTCTTCCCCCTAAGTTTTGAAATCTTTGCCATTACTTTTTTGATGGCAGGTTTGATTACTTTCAGTAGTATGTCTGCCAGTGGTTTTGCCAAAAGAGCAGAACTGGTAGCAACTACAGCAATACCAGCAGTGGTAGCAGCAACCTGCGGTGCTGGTAAGTATTGTGCAGTGAAAGGAATATCTTCATAAAGAGTAACACAGATACCATTCTGCAATTCAAAACCAGATACTCTCTCCTTCTGGTTCTGTGCTACATCACCAATACGTGGTGCATTAGGTGGAGGACAAGGAGGTTCTTCTTTTATTTCTGCCTTGGGAGCAGCATCCTTTGGAATCTCTGGTGCAGGGACTTCTGGTGGTCTTACAACAGGAGGTTCTGGTGGTGGTTGAGTTATATCCAATTCGTCTGGATTATAATCCATCGGATTGTATGATGGCATATTACCATCACAAAAAACTCTAGCACCCTTTGGATCATCGCCAGTCAAGTTATCATTTGTTCCTTTCTTGTTTTCAATATGCGCCTCTACGCACCCAGGAATATCAATAACAGGAACTCCTACCTGCACTGTTACTGGAGGAGCAGATGGGATACGTGGTTGATTTGTCATCCAACTAGGGACATTTATATCACGAACTTCCACGTCTCTAATGTTAACGTCAGAAATAGGCATTTTTAACTGATGTAGAAATTATAATCAGAAATCATTGCAAATAATTTCTTTTTCATGTATGACAAATATTCCTGCTCTTCTACAGGACGCCTAGGAGAACCTGGCCATGTTTCTAGAGCATAAGATATTATTTCATACATTGCACGAACTTCATCTATGCCCATCTGAAATTCACAATACCAGTCCTCATCATCAAAAATGTTGTCCAGATCAGGTAAGTCCACTCATTAATCTACCAAATACTTTTCGATTACTTCAATACGTTCTTCTTCTTTTGCAATTAGATCAATCTGATCTTGAATCGCGCCCAGAACGTCAGGGTGCTCACCAATACCTACAGGATTTGTAAGGTATACTTCAATATTCATTTTTGCTTTCTTAATGTTCCCGATGGCAAGTGCCTTGAGAGCATCTAACATTTCTCTTCTCATAATTAGTCTACCAGTGTACCGTGTGCTCTGCGGATCTCCCGCAGTTCCTCAAAGTTCTTTTGCTTAGTTCCTCCGTCATATTCCCAGGCATAACCCTCGGTAATCATTTGTTCGTTAAGTGATAAATCGGCATCTCCGATATATAACCATCCGAGAAGTCTGCCATACTTACCGACACCACCAACAAGCTCAGTACGAATGATAAGATCATCATCCCCAGCAATGGCACCATCCAGTGCCGCTTTGAGCCAATTCGTGGCATCAATACCGAGTGCTTTTTCTTCAAGATCTCTTGTTCTTTTTTCTGGCGTATCGACTCCCGCCACTCTGACTCGCTCTTTTTTGAAAAGATCGAATCCGAGATCAATGGTAACATCTATCGTATCTCCGTCAACTACTCTGTTTATCTTTATCACCCGGAAGTTGTAACAACTCTTCCGACTTGGTGGTGTCATTGCTCCCATCTTGCAACTCCTGATAAGCGAAGTTCATCACAGTATATATGTAATATATAACACCTGCGAGAAGTATAATCAGTATCCAGACGATACTCCAGGTTATATCATTGACATCCTCAAGAGGTCTTAGTACTAAATTCAATGTTCTTTATAATGTTCAGGGTGTACTATGGAGTCGTGACAATAAAAGGCAAATGGACCGAGCATAAGAACACTAAAAGGCAGGAGCATATGAATGTTCCTACCCACCCAATGTGCTATGTGAATCATTGCACTTATTGCGTTTTATATTCTATCTATATCAATCCTCTTCGCAATCCATTGCTATTGTGGCGATTTCAGCACCTACTTCCGCACCAGTGTCTTGTCCCAACATCACTGCCCATCCAGACATTAACCAACCAACATAAGGAATACCAGTAAACCATGGAGCAGCAGCTGCACCGACACTAGCACCTACCATTCTTCCTGTCGATTCTCCAGCGCCCTCCGCTTTGAGACATGCTGCGTCTTGGGCACTCAACTTTCCCACTTCACCACCCTGAAGGTGTCTTCCTCCATCCATAGTATATTCTTCTTCGGTTATCACATCAGACCTGCCACCTATACCAAAGAAACCATTTTCTTTCTCAATACTTCTACGAACACCCATGACCTTGGGATCATTAGCACTATATTCAACCGTATATCCTTGCTCTCCAGCATTTATTTTATATGAAGTATATGGTCCTACTGGAGGATTAATCACAGGAAGTTTTCTATGATTAATTAAGTGTCCCAAAATACCAATATGAGCGACACCGAACAGTGTTCCCACCGTCAATGCCGCCCACTTAAATGGTGATCGTTGATTATACATGATTACATCTTGTAAGTTTCATCAGACTTTGGAGGTGTCTGAGTTGTAATTTGAATAGGTGCTTGCTCAATACGAATTGTTTGTGCGGGTGCTGTTTGTGCCGCAGCAGCAATCAATTTCTCAAGGTCTGCCTTGGTAATTCCACCACCACCAGCACCTGTGGCAGCAGCAGCACCATTCTGCATCTTCATCGTACCATCATTAGATTTCTTTGCCGTCTGAACCCCGAAAGTAGCTAAAACCCCAGTAAAGACGCTGGCGATAAAAGTTGGATCGAGTTTCTGTTCAGGAATACCAAGAGCAGGTGGAAGTTTAATATATGCCAGAGTAAGAATACCACCAGACCAGACAAGGATACCAAGACGGACCATTGTACTGATTGCTTCTAACTGACTTTCACTATCAGCAGCAGCGTCTTTCATTCTACCAAAAAAACCTTTTTTCTTTTCTTTAGGTTCTTCTTTTACTTCTTTTACATCGCTACGAACTTCTGGCATTGGTCATAAGCAAAGGCAGCTTTATTTAGC